CCATTTAAATGTTTCCATATTTACCCTCGACCAAACATTCCACCAGCTCTCATATTGTTAGAGAGGATGCCATTCGTTGCTGATAGCCATTTCCAAAATTAAGCACTTTCCGCTTTGGTTCTTCATCAACCGAATAACCAGGCTGCGGACACCAAGGCAATGTTTTTAAAGCCATCTCATCTCCTTATCCAAGCATTCCACCTGGGCGACGTTGTTTTCTTAACACTTCAAGTACATTTGCTTGGATTGCTAGTGCAAGCTCTTTACCTTGTGCAGCTTTTTGCTCAGCAGTTACATTTTCATTTCCGTTTTTATCAATATTTATTGTTATTGATACTTCGTTATTAGTTGATGCTCCACCACCGCTAAACAATCCGTCATAACTATCAGATTTGCCACCAACATGACCGCCATTTGCAAATTTAGGGAATCTGCGTTGATTTAAGGCATTCATAAATCCAACACCATAGTGATCAACTGTACGGGATGTCATAACAAATTCATTGTTAGATAATCGAGCTAAGATAGAATCGCTTGTTCCAGTTCCTTCTCCTACAACATGACCACCTTTAGCAAAGCCTACGCTAGTGATTTGAGAGATAACATTAGCACCAGCTGCCGCAACCGCTGCCATATTTGCAAATTTTTGAGCAGGAGTAAGTGCTGTAGTATCTGCCATCGCTTGTGCTACCGCTTGAGATAATTTCACTGTAGCTTCTGCAATAGCAAACGCTTTCGACACAGCAAACATTGCTTTATAAGCTGCAGATTGCTTACCGGCTGATTGTTCAACGACTGATGTTAAAGTTCCAAACGCACTGCCAAGATCATTTAATCCAGTAGCATAAAGCCCCATTTGTTGTTGGAGCTGACTATTTCTGTATTTTTCAATGATTTGCTGTTTGCGTTGTTGGAATTTTTCTTCCGTGATTAACTTTTGATCGTTAAATGCTTGGAGCTGAGCAAGCTCTTGCGTTTGTTGATTAATTAGCTCTTGTTGCGGATCATAAAGTGCACGTAATTGGTCTAATGGATTGACCGCACTTTGAGATCTGTTTTGAGCATAATCAAACTTCAATTGCAATTCAGCAGTATTAGCTTCACCACCTGTAAGCTGCCCTGCCTTTTTAAGCTCTTCAATTACAGCTAACTCATCATTTAAGTTCGCACGCAATAGTTTCTCAGGCGCATACTTACCTGCAAGCTCTAACCGTTGACGAGCAAATCGCTCAGTGATAGCTGTTTTTGCTGTTTCATATTCTTGGTGAGATACAACACCTTTTTTATTGTGCTCTTCCAAACGTTGGAACATTCTTGTTTGTTCCAAGTCAATCTCAGCAAGACTAGAACTACTTTTCTTACGAATTTCATCATAGAAACTTAACCAGCTATCTCGAGCATTCTCACCAGATGATTTCGATTTACCACCACCTGATTTTTTGTGGCTTTCTTTGATTTGTGTCTCAATTGTTGTCACTTTTGTTTCATCGGAAAACATTTTTTCCAATGTTGCTTTTCCGGCTAAAATCTTGTTTAGCGTTTCAAGTGATAACCCAACTGCTTTATCTGCCGCATTAGCTGCAGTGATTGTGCCTGTAGCAATACCAATCAATACTTCGTTGTATTCAGCACCTTCCTTTCCAAGCAACTCATAAAGACCAGCCAACACATAAGCGGATTTTGCCTGACCTTGTTGTTTGAGTTTTGCAACTTCAAGCCTTTGAGCAAGCGACGTAGATTTCTCTTTAAGCTTTTCTATTGCATCATTCAAATCTAACGTCTTGTCTGCGGCTTTATTTGCACTATCAGCTGTGTCATTAAAGCTTTTCGGTAAGTTAGCTATAATGTTATCTGCAGTTTCAGCCGACACGCCAAGCAACTTGAATTTCTGCCGCACTTCATCGACATTTTTACCTGCGCGAAGCATCTTCTCACCAAGTGGAGAAAGCATTTTTTCAAGTGACTGTCTTGCAATATCGGCATTTTCTTTAATTACTTGGATTTTGTTTTTTAAACTTTCAATTTCGGCATCATTTGCATTTCCACCAACGCTAATGCCATCAAAATCTGCACCAACCTGCTTTGTTGCTATTTCCGCTTTTAATTTAGCAATCTCAGCGTAATATTTTTCTATATCCTCAAGCTGTTTATCAATTTTAAGAGATAATGCCGCTTCGGTGATTTGATCATAAGATTCGGCTAAAGCTTGGTTAGCAACAGATGTATCTAATGCCCATTGTCGAGCTTCTGCCGCTTGTGAACTAAAAAATAATAATGATGTGGCAGCAATACCAATCACTCCAGCTGGTCCACCAAGTAAAGCCATTACACTTTGCAAACCTTTTGCCGCCATCGTTGCAAGATTAGTTGCTGTAGCAAGGTTTCGTTTTGCTGCAGCTTCTGCTTCTGCAAGTGCAATAATTTGAGCAGACTGCACTTTCATTCTTTCACGCAATGCAAATCTGGTTTGTTCGGATTGAGCCAGCTGTAATTGCGCGGTCAAACTAGACATTTCAAGTTGCGCGGCAACTCGCATTGCTGTCGCTCTTTCATAAATGCTTTTTGCTTCCGCTGTATGGGCTAAAGCATTTTTGGCGCTAACAATGCCAGATTTTGCTAACTCTGCACTGTATTGGCTAATTCTGCCAACGGCTAAGGCTCCAGTTAAAACAACCGCTGCAGTGATTAATTGATCAAGATTTTTCGAAACAAAATCTACACTCTCTCCAAGTTTTTGAGTGATACCATAAGTGCGGTCAGCTTCACCGGCATATTTAATAAATGATGTTTCGAGATTGGTGTATGACATCGAAAGTGTTTTTACACGTTTCTCGAAATCACTATCCACAGATGATTTTGCTTTTTCAAGTGCAGTTATCACTTTGTTGATAGATAACTCACCATTCTTACCCATATCTTTAAGTGCGCCAACGCTAACACCTAAACCATCAGCAATAGCTTGTGCTAAAGCCGGTGTTTGTTCCATTACAGAATTAAGTTCAGCGCCGCGCAACTCGCCACTAGCCAAAGCTTGACCGAACTGCATTAATGCCGCTTCTGATGACGCTTGTGCGGCACCTGATAAAGCGACTGCTTTTGATACAGTTTCTGTTAGTTCTACTACTTTTTGCTGACTAATATTTAAAGTATCAGCATTTTTTGCAAAACGTTGATAGATTTGAGCGGTTGCGCCAACAGCTTGATTGGTTCGAGATGATATATCAAACACGCTTTCTGTAGCCTGAGCCATTTCTGTCTGACTATGAGTCACCAGTCTAATACGGTTCTGTAACTCAGTGTAGCTATCCATCATTGCAATAGCTTGTTTTGACAAATCTTGCGCTCGACCTAAATTATCAAGGCGAAAACTCCATTTTGTTGTCGAATTGATGTTATTGGCAGCTTTCTCAATATTATTTAAATATTGTGTTGTACGTTCTGAGAACTGACGTGCTTTTTCTTGAGCTCGAGAAAAATTAGCTTCAAATTGTCTAGTAAATTTTCGGGTCTGATACTCCGACTTACTCAATCCATTCTGAAATTGGACTGTATCGAGACTTAACCCAATATACAAACTACCGAGTGATGACATATTTTCTCCAGAAATAAAAAAAGCCCGCATATTGCGAGCTTTCTATACAAACACTAACTATTTAATGATGACGTACTTAACTTCGTTTTCTTTTTCAATTTGCTGTAGCACTTTAGTTTCGGTTTTCTTCATAAAGAAAAACATAGCAACTTTTGCAAAAATAAAAAAGGTAATGTAAGCCAGAGAAACACCAAGTAAAATTTTCAAGGTTATGCCTGTTACAGCCAAGATAAAAATGATAGGTAATACAAAGAATAAAGCTAAAAACGCAATAGCCTCTTTACCCAACCAATGGATAAGTTTAATTTCATCTTTAAACATACCCCCTCCTTATTTACTTACCTATACTGTACAAAATACATTCATTTTAATCAATAGGGAGTAGCTAATTTTTTCAACTTTTTTACTAAACAATCAACGATTTAACAAATAAGACTCTACGCCATCATCTTCTTTATCTTCTGATGCCTTATTTTCATTGAAAAATGGCATTAAATCGTTCAATGTTGTGGCTTTCTGTTTTGGATCTTTATGAATTAACGCTAACAAATGAGCAATCTGTGCAGTGCGATAATCATCTCTCCATAAACCAAATGGCTGTTCTTGATAAAACAACATATATTCCTGAAAATGTTTTTCAGGCATTTGTTCGATTTCTTCTAACGTTTTACCCAACGCAAGCGATAAAGTTATTTGGAACTTGCGTCGGTCATTAAGTTTTTTGGTTCATCACCCATCAATGCTCGACTTAATTCTTCAGAAACTTCATTATCTAGGCTTGATAATGCTTTCAAATCATCTTCATTTTCAAAATCAAACAATAGATTGCCATCTTTATCACATAAGCGGATGGCTAGATTTCTGGCTAAACGATATGGATCGTAAACTTTTCCTAATTGCTTACCTAACTCATCGGGATCATCATAATCAAGCTCAATACCTTGTGCTTTTGCAATATCACACAATAGCTTGTGCTGGCCAAACAATCCACGATTTACATCACCGACACTTAATGCTCTCACATAGTACTTTTCACCAAGAATTTCAATTTCGGTTACTTTAGGTTTATTCTGCAACAATTTATTTCTCAAATCCATTGTATTTACCCTCTTTTATGGTTAAAATTTACTCGCAGGTAAACTTCTCCTGCAATAAAGGTTAATCTAATAATTAAAGCCAAGAGCCGATCACTCTTGGCTTTTTTT